TGATGGTGTGTGGTTTGGTGTTGATTATGCTGAATCACATAAAGTAAATGTATTAGATACACTTACTGATTTATTAGATTTAGATACAGAAGCAGAGGGTTATAACTTTGTTGTGTGTGCATACAAGAAGGAGCAAGACTAATGAGTAAACCAAATATAAAAGATGATTTTTCTTATTTTGTAAGGAAAAACGAAACATACAAAGCAGTCAAAGAAGCAAGTATTTCTATTGCTTGTTTACAAGATGATAATTTTGAAAGCACAAATGAATTAGACAAAGACTTAGAACACATACAAAAACAATTAACCATAATAGAAAACTATTTTAAGGAGCAAGACTAATGAGTAACAATAAATATAACGCAGATAACATCTATGAACTATCAAATCAATTAAGCATTGACGATATGGTTAAGTTGATAAATTGTTTTTCAAACAATATCAGTGCATTTATAGGAAGTGCAGGAAATCATTCAATATCTTCAGAATTAGAATTTGCCTGTACTAATGGGCATAGCATACAACTAAATTTGCAGTCTGTTGAGGAATATGAAGATCTGAAAGACTGGGAGTTTTTAATGGAAGGTTTAAAAAAAGGAGAAAAAAATGGAAATTAAAATATGGGGAGATGAGATAAGAGAGATGATAAAAAGCCACATAGAAATAACTTATGGTTTAGATTTAAGTGGCAAGGACTTAGACATCCAAGAACTAACTTTTGAATATACTGAAAGGGAGGTGGTGCATAAAAAACATGCAAACGGAAAAGTAAAAAAAGATAAAAATGGTTGTTGGTTAATTGATGAGGATAAAACAAAGTATGTAACCAAATATGCAGGTCTCAATGATGATGCAGAACTAAGTATGATTGTGTACTAAATTTGCGGTAAAGGTAAATTTGCCTCTATGGTAAATTTGCCTTTATCTCATTACCCTCTTAACTCTTTTAATCATTTGCTTGTTAACCTCTTTGTAAAGATTGTTCTTAACTACCTTATGACTCAACTTAAACCAATCAATAAACTTTCTATGCCTAATAAAAGGAGTAAATGCAACAAGAAGGTTTAAACCCTCTCTACCCTTTTGTCCTTGTCTCTCCCATATACCATAGACCTTAGAGCCTTTACCTTTAGGTACACCAACAAAACGTGAGCCTTTTCTGTTGCTCTTTTCTGTTTTATCAACTCTTTTAATAATACCCTTTTGAGTAACAATGTTGCCAAAAGTATTAGCCTTAACCCTTCCATCTTTTGTTGGAGAGGGATAGCTTTGACTTCTAGCAGGTTCATTATCGCCAGTATAAATATAATACAAAAACTTTGTAGCATAGCTTTTAACTCTAACTGTAGCCTTTAGACCACGTTTATTAGGTTTAGCAAACTTAGACATTACAATAGCAGTAATAGATGTTTTTTTAGGTTTGTGCAGTTTTTTTAATAATTGTTGTCTTTGTGCATTAACAACTATAGCACTAGTATGATTAATTCCTTCACTCATAACCTTGTTGAAGGTTTTATCACGAAGAATATCTAACTTTTTTTGTAATTGTTTGAGATCAGTTTTTACTTGTATATCCATATTTGCCTTAAAACAGTATTTGCCTCAACAGTAAATTTGCCTTAATTACAAATTTGCCCAAGGAGACTTTTTATCAAACTTTAAACCATTTTCGTTAGCAACTTTTAAAATAGTCGATTTGCTTTTACCAAGAGACATGACCACCTCGTTTAGTGATTTGCCTTTGTCGATTTGCCTTTTTAGTTGCGAAACATCAATTTGCGGTTTGTTGCTCATTATAGGTTCTCATAATGTTCTTTTAATTTATTAATATACCAAATACTTTTCTCTAAGTCTTGGATGTTTGAGTCTTTATATTTGTGTCTATGTAGATACTTTATGGCATTACCTTCAAGATATGCAGGGAAATTTGCACCTAACTGTTGCTTTATATAATCTATACATTCAAATTTGCCTTGATTGTAATGAGGGGGTTTGTTTATGAAATCACTCATTTGCCTCTCCTTTGGGCATATAAATCTCAACATAGGCCTTACAATCAGGACAAGATAGGTTCGTGACCATATCGTATTCTTCATTCTCTTCTCCTATATCGTGATCTCCACCCCATATAAGTCCAGTTCCACAATACCAACAATTCATACTTTTCTCCTTTTTCTTAAATATTAAATCCCAATTTGCATCTATTTTCTTTTTATCTTCCTTACGTCTTTTACTGCCTTTGCCACCATGCCAACTAGACATAATCAACCCTTTGAAAATTTACAGATTTATCTAATTTGCTTAGTATCTCTTTTGCTCTCATAAAATCCTGGGGTATACACCTAAGCAGTTCTTCAATACTAAATATCATAATATCCTTCTCATCTTTGTGTATAAGTTCTAATACTGGCTTCTCATCATCAGTATCACATATCAATGCAGTTTTCTTATCAAAAGTAAAACACCTGGTACTTGGTTGAATCATAATGTAACCACTTTCTTCACATTTAATATTTAGTTGTTCATAGGCTCTAATCATCATATCAACCATACTGATTTGCTTTTTGATCGTATCTTTTTGCAAAGATGTTTTTAATATCTGCTCTGCTTTTAAAAACTTAATCTCAAAGTCTACGCCTACCATTTTATAGATACGCTTCCAGTTACCCCATTTAACCTTAGCTTCTGCTTCGCAGATTCTTAATTGTTTAAGTTTATCTTTTAAAGCCTCATCATAATAATTACTCATATACTATTCCTTTGTGCTATACATAATAATGTGTAAGTGTGTAGTCCTATGGACTACTACACACTCTACACACTAATATAATGTATCTTACACAGTTACACACTTTACACACTTTATTTACACACCCTCGTTAAAACTTGTAAAATCAGCATCTACCAGCCTATAGCCATTTCCTTTTTTATTCTTTTCTACTATTTTTTGCTTTTCCATTCTTCTTAGAGAATTATCTACTGTGTATTTCTTATATGGCACATCTTTTGCATTTTTTAGATGATGTACTCCCTTTAAATCACTGTTAAAGGTTGTGTATGTGAACCATACATCTTCAGGCTTGCAGTTATCACTTTTTGCTATTGCCATAGCTAGTGAATACATTTTATCTGCTATCTTGATATCAATGTCATGTTCTATATCTTTGATGGTTTTAATATCAACATCTGTCTCAATAAGCAATCCTGAAGTAACATCAAGACCTTCACCAATCAAAGTCTCTTCATGGAATTCAAACTTCTTCTCTGCCATACCCATACCATCTTTGTTCTTAGTCTGCTTCATAGTAACTAACATAGAGTTATCATCATCAGGCTTAGTACCTTTTCTCTCTACTAAGAACTCTCCATCAATAGAAGCATCAAGTACAGAACTACCTCTAGCTCTTCCTTTGTTACCTCTACCAGTATGATGTACAAGCAATACAGTACAATCAAAGTCATGTATCAACTGATCTGCGGCTTTAACAAACTTATTGACCTCTTGAGCAGAATTTTCATCTCCTGAGAAGTTACGCTGAAAGGTGTCAAAAATAATTAAACCGATTTGCCCTAAATCTTGTTTGAGTAAATTAATCTCATCTTCTAGCTTCTGATACTCTTCAGGCTCATTGATTCTTGAACCTCTATTAGATAAAAACAATGGTGCTCCATCTAAACTACCGCCATATTCACTTTGGTGGAAACATGCCAATCTCCTACGAATTCCTGCAACTCCTTCTCCTGCTAAATATACTACAGGTGCTTTTTTAGCAGCATGTCCATAGAACTCATCACCCCTTGCTACAGCACATGCCATAGCAATAGATATAAACGATTTGCCTGATTTAGGCTCTCCAAAGACTGTTATCAGTCTATTGCGTTCAAAGACATCAGTTATAAGCCAGTCAGGATTAGATACTTGGGATAACACAAAGTCAGCTCTCTCAAACCTTAAAGCACCCTTGGGTAGCTTTTCCTTTTGATTATTTACAAAGTTAATAAAATCATCAGATGATGCAAAATAACCTGATTCGTGTGCATCAAATAAATCATCCTTCTCTTTAAAATCTTTTGGTGGTTGTATTATCTTTACTCTCTTACATCCTGCCTTCCTTAAATACTCTGCTATCTCATCAGCACAATCTTTACCAGCCTTATCATTATCAGGAAATATCCATACTTCTCTTTTTAATATAGGTGTCCAATCAGCTTTCTTCCAGCTATTAACACCACCATGCCAAGTACATGAATCTAATTTGCCTTTGACAATGCCCTCACAACCCCTACAGGCTTTCTCTCCTTCGTTGATAACAATAGGCTTATCAGGACAATCGTTTGTATGATAAATAGGCATAAGCGGACTGTCAGGGCGTTTTAAAGACCATGTGCCATCAATACCTAGTGTAAAGGGAGCATACTTCTGTTTAATTGCATGACCCTCAGGAAACCTGAGAACCATAAAATTATCAGCATACTTTAACTTAACGATTGCTTGTCTATACAAGTCAACCATTTGCTCCCTAGAGAACGACCTAGCATTACTTTTGACTTCAGGTTTAGGGGGACTGAAGCCAGTTAGTAAGGAGTCATTAGACTGTAATGCTAAGTCGTGACCAAACTGTTTTAAAACTGTATTTACATCTTGATTAAGATGTTTTATTAAATCTATTACTCCCCCACCGACTCCTGCTTCGTGATCGTAAAAAGTTCCCTCTGATAGGTTGAGACACATACTCCCCTTGCGACCCCATCTAAATTCATTAGATGAGGTGCTAGTAGGTTCTCCTAGTAGTTGTTTTGCAACGTCAGGAGCTATTCTTTGCCAATCAATATGTTCCATTTAAAAAGGAATATCGTCATCTGATAATTCATTCTTATCGACCATCTCTTGCACTTTTTCTGCAAGACCATCATTAGGACTCTTGAAAGTATCTTCTACTTCCTCATCTTCTTTGCCATAGTGTGCAGGTATTTCAAAGTTAGCAAATCTAGGTGCAAACTTAGAAAACTCAAAAGTTAGCTCTGATGATCTACCTACTCCGACCTGTATTTCTTTTGAGCCTTTATACTCAACGACAGGCAGTGAATCACTATTTGCATCCATCTGATTCCAAAAGCTACTTAGTATCTTATTAAAAGCACTAGATTCAGCAAAAGTATATCTACTCCATATTAATGCATGGTCATGTCCATGTGGCATAACGCAACAGCTAAATGCTCTTTTCCAATCCTCTCCTGGTTTGTCGTTTGCATTACCAAACTTCTCATCCCATACATACTGGTACTCTCCATTATATCTACCCCAACCACTTCTAAATGTTGCAGGGTCTAACTGCAAATATTTAAAATCAATTGGTGTTTTGCCATTAACAAAAAATTGTTGATCGGCAGTTTTAAAAGCAAGATAAACTTGCTGTCCTTCAGTGGAATTCGACATTCCTCCTAATATATCCATAATACTCTCCTATGGTTTAGTGTATTGTTCTTTCAATACTATTTAAGTAATCAGCTTCAAGTCTAGTGTAATTCCTCTCCTTGAAACTATAATAATCCTCATCATTTGTGATACCAAAGACATCACATGCAACTTGGATTCTTTCGTAGGCTTTCCTACAAAACTCTTCAAAATCTTCCTGAAGCAAATAGCTATTTAAGTCCATTTGCTTTTTGTAAGATTTCATCTAAATTTTCACATATTTCTGACAGTGGGCAGAGGTAGGTACATTCCCAATTTGGCGTATCAACTGATGTAACCAAGAACAAGGGAATCACACACATTATCTGCTTTCTATCATATTTATAAATTAGTATAGGAATTAAGTTGTCCCCAGCACTCTCAACTGCTTGTTTCCACCATTCATTCTTATACATTGATTTCTTAGCACTCTCTTTATATCTTTTACATTCAATAGCGAACTTATCAAAATATATATCAGCCATGCCCTTTGTTTGATACTGGTCAAGGTTTCTTTTAACCCTGGTATCAATACCTTTAGATTCAAGGACAGCGTTAAGTTTGTTACATATAACTCTCTCAAATGCTGCTCCTTTGTTTCTACTGTTTACCATTAATCTAGCTTATTAAGTATATAAATTGCAGCTACTACACTGACTATTGTTGCTATTGCCATTAGACCAACAAAACCACCAACTAAATATAGAATCCAGTCAAGCATTAAAATCAGTCCTTACAACCCTTCCACTTTGGTATTGTATTTCTCTGTAGTGACTTCCAGCTCCCTTTTGGAAATAGTAATAAGCAATTTGCTTATCTAACTTCTCAGCTTTTAATTCTTCTCTTCTTTTAGCTACTGCTTTACTATTTTGACCCATTCTTTTTCTCCG